GGGGGTGCTGTGAGCACGATCAACGAACAGAGCGCGCTGTGGCTGCAGGCCCGCTTCCTGGACCGTGCGGGCGCCCTGGTGGAGCCCAGCGCGATCACCTACCGCGTCGACTGCCTGAGCACCGGCGCCGCGCTGCTGGGCTGGACGAGCGTGGATCCGGCGCAGGACGTGGAGATCCGCATCGCCGCCCCGCTCAACGCCATTCAGGACCGGGGCAATGCCAAGGAGCACAAGCGCCTGACCCTGGTGGCCGCCTACAGCGAGGACGCAGCCGACCAGCTGGTGGTCGAGCACGACTGGACGGTGCGGCGCGTGGACTTCATCTGACCGAGACAGACGACTCATGGACATCGACTGGAAAGTGCTCCTCGACCTGCTGCAGTGGCTGCTGACGATCGCCGTGGCGCTGGCCGTGTGGCTGCGCAAGCCGGGCGAGGAGGCGGGCGCGGCCGTGACGGAGCTGACGGCCGAGGTGCGCGATGCGCAGGCGCACGTCAACGCCCGCCTGGCCACGCTGGAGGAGCGCGTGAAGCACATGCCCACGAGCGAGGAGCTTGCCGAGCTGGAGGGCACGGTGAAGGCCGTCGGTGCGCAGGTGGAGGGCCTGAGCGAGGGCCTGAGCTCGGTGCGCGCCCAGCTCAACCGGATCGAAACCTACTTGCTGCAGCAGAAATGAACTTCGCCCAAGCCCAGGAGCAAGACCGCCGACTCGTGCTGCTGAAGGCACTGGAGGCCGCGGCCCAGTACCGTGCCAACGCTTTCCTGCTCGGCCGCTACTGCGACAGCGTCGGCCACGTCGTCAGCGCGGACCGCATCGAGGCCGACCTGGCCTGGCTCGCCGAGCAGGGCCTGGTGGGCCTGGACAGGCCGCAGGGCGTGACGGTGGCCACGCTCACCGCGCGCGGCCTGGACGTGGCCACCGGCCGCACCAAGGTGCCGGGCGTCCAGCCGCCCCAGCCGGGAGCCTGACCATGCCGCCCCGCGGCAAGATCGCGCAGCTGCCCGACGAGCTCCGGGCCTGGCTGCACAAGGCCATCGTCGAGCGCGGCTACGGCGACATCGTGGCGCTGACCGACGACCTCAATGCCCTGTGCAAGGAGGGCGGCGTGGCCATCAGCATCGGCAAGAGCGCCGTCGGCGTGGAGAGCCAGCGGGTGCGGCGCGCGCAGGAGAGCATCCGCGCCACCACCGAGGCGGCCAGGCTCATCGCCGAGAGCGCGCCCGATGAAGGCGACAACCGCAGCGCCGCGGCGATGGCCATCGTGCAGAGCGAGGTGTTCGACCTGCTGCTGCAGGTGCGCGAGAGCGAGACCATCGACGACCCGGTGCAGCGCCTGGGGATCATGAACGAGGCCGCGCTGGGTCTGAGCCGCCTGAGCCGCAGCCGGGTCAACCAGGCGCGCTGGAACGCCGAGGTCGAGGCGCGCACCAAGGCCGCGGCCGAGGCGGTAAGCAAGATCGCCAAGAAGGGCGGCCTCACGGCGGCCCAGCAGGCCGAGATCCGGGCCTCGATCCTGGGCATCGTGAAGCGCGATCCGCCGGCCGCCGGTGCGGCGGTCTGAGGCCGGCCATGCAACCCCGAGCCTTCCGCCAGAACGGATTGCCGTTCAAAAACGTTCATGAACGGCCTTGGCGGCCCGAACGGGGTCAGGCCGCTGCCGTCGGAGCGTGGCGGCCGGTCGCGGCGCCCAGCGGCCCGGTTTCCGAAAGGCGGCTGCCGTGACCGAAACCGCCGCCGCCAACCCGCTCGACCAGCTGCGCGGGCCGACCGCCGAGGACGCGCCGCCGCCGGTGCTGCTGCCCTACCAGCAGGCCTGGGTGGCCGACGACGCCCAGCTCAAGATCGCCGAGAAGGGCCGCCGCATCGGCCTGACCTGGGGCGAGGCGGCTGACGACGTGCTGATCGCCGCCGGCGAGGGCGGCAGCAACGTCTTCTACATCAGCGCCACGCAGGACATGGCGCGCGAGTACATCGAGGCCTGCACCATGTGGGCCCGGGCCTACAGCTACGCGGCCAGCCTGATCGGCGAGGGCATCTACGAGGACGGCCAGGACGCCCAGGGCAACCGCCGCTGGATCAAGACCTACGAGATCAACTTCCCCGGCAGCGGCCGGCGCATCGTGGCGCTCTCCAGCCGCCCGACCAACCTGCGCGGCAAGCAGGGCGTGATCGTGATCGACGAGGCCGCCTTCGCGCCCGAGCTGGCCGGCCTGCTCAAGGCCGCGATGGCCATGCTGCTGTGGGGCGACAAGGTCCGCATCATCAGCACGCACGACGGCGCCGAGAACGCCTTCGCGCAGCTCATCGACGAGGTGCGCGCCGGCAAGCGCGGCGCGGCCACCGTGCATCGCATCCCCTTTGACCAGGCGGTGGCCGATGGTCTGTACCGCCGGGTCTGCCTGCGCAAGGGCAAGACGTGGACGCCCGAGGGCGAGGCCGAGTGGGCCGCGCAGGCGCGGGCCTTCTACGGCGACGACGCGGCCGAGGAGCTGGACGTCGTGCCCAGCCAGAGCGCCGGCGCGTACCTGAGCCTGGCGCTGATCGAGCAGCGCATGGTGCTGGCGCGCAGCGAACTGCACCCGGACGGCCCGGTCGTCATCCGCGGCAAGTGGGACGACGCCTTTGCGTACCTGCCGGAGGACGTGCGCCGCTACGCGATCGAGGGGTGGCTCAAGGAAGAAGTGACGCCGCACCTGGAGCGGCTGCACAAGGACCGCCGCCACGCCTTCGGCGAGGACTTCGCGCGCAATCGCGACCAGGCCGTCACCACGATCCTCGAGGAGGACCTCGACCTCACGCAGCGCCCGCGCATCACGATCGAGCTGGCCAACTGCCCGTTCAGCTGCCAGGAGCAGATCCTCGCGCATGTGATCGATCGGCTGCCGCGCTTTCGTGGCGGAGCGATGGACGCCACCGGCAACGGCGCCGCCCTGGCCGAGAAGATGGCGCAGCGCTACGGCGTCGAGATGATCGAGCAGGTCAAGTTCAGCGACGCCTTCTACCTGGCGCACATGCCCAAGCTGAAGGCCGGCTTGCAGGACGGCACGCTGCGCGACCTGCCGCGCGACGAGCCGCACCGCGACGACCTGCGCGCCATCAAGGTGGTGAAGGGCGTGCCCAAGCTGCTGCACGCCGACACGCAGAGCGCCGCCGCCAAGGCCGCCGCGGCCGAGGGCGGCGCCAAGCAGCGCCGCCACGGCGACTTCGCGATTGCGCTGCTGCTGGCGGTGTACGCCATGCACCGCGAGTGCGGCGAAATCGCCTGGACGCCAGCCCCTTCGCACGCGGCGTGGGGCGACGACGGCGACGACGAGGCCCTGTCTCTCGGCGCCTTCAGCGGCCGCGGCGCCATCTGAGAAAGCCCACCACCATGATCCTCGACCAACACGGCCACCCCATCGACGTAGGCCTGCTGCGCGAGCCGCAGACCGCCCGCACGCGCCACCTCCATTCGGAGTGGGACCAGCACCCCGCGCGCGGCATCACGCCGGCCAGGCTGCAGGCCATCCTGGTGCGCGCCGAGCAGGGCGACCTGGTGCAGCAGCTCGAGCTGGCCGACGACATCGAGGAGCGCGACGCGCACATCTACAGCGAGCTCTCCAAGCGCAAGGGCGCGATCAGCGCGCTCGACTGGGACGTGCACGAGCCCGACAGAGCCTCCGCCGCCGAGAAGCAGACGACCGAGCTGGTGCGTGAGTGGCTCGGCGGCATGCCCGACTTCGAGGACGTGCTGCTCGACATGATGGACGCCGTGCTGAAGGGCTTTAGCATGCAGGAGATGGTCTGGGCCATGCAGGGCAAGGTGCTTCTGCCCCGGCTGACTTTCCGCCCGCAGCGCTGGTTCACCGCCACCGCGGACCGCCAGGGCTTGCTGCTGCGCAGCCACCAGGCGCAGGCGGCCGTCGACGGGCTGCCCTCGGTGGCAGGCGAGCCGCTGCAGCCCTTCAGCTGGCTGGCCCATGTGCATCGCTCGCGCAGCGGCTACGTCACGCGCAACAGCCTGTGCCGCGTGCTGGCCTGGCCCTACCTGTTCAAGAACTACAGCGTCCGCGACCTGGCCGAGTTCCTGGAGATCTTCGGCCTGCCGCTGCGGCTTGGGAAGTACCCCTCGGGCGCCAGCGACAAGGAGAAGCAGGCCCTGCTGCGCGCGGTGACGGAGATCGGCCACAACGCGGCCGGCATCATCCCGGCCGGCATGTCGCTCGAGTTCCAGGAGGCGGCGAAGGGCACCGAGGGGCCGTTCACCAGCATGTGGGACCGCATGGAGGCGATGGAGTCCAAGGCCATCGTCGGCCAGACGCTCACCTCCGGCGAAGGCAAGCACGGCACGCAGGCGCTGGGTCAGGTGCACAACGAAGTGCGGATGGACATCCGCGACGCCGACGCGAGGCAGATCGAGGGCACGATCACGCGGCAGCTGATCTACCCGCTGGTGATGCTCAACGTCGCCGGCGCCGACCCGCAGCGCCTGCCGCGCTTCCGCTTCGACATCGGCCAGGCCGAGGACCTGAAGGCCTACGCCGAGTCTCTGCCCAAGCTGGCCGCCGCGGGCCTGCGCATCGGCGTGGACTGGGCGCACGAGAAGCTGCGCATCCCGAAGGCCGAGGACGGGCAGGACGTGATCAACGCGCCCGCGCCGCCACCCGCCAATCTGCAACCTGGCGCTGCAGATCCTGCAGCCGCTGACGACGGCAAGCCGCCGCGGCCGCCCGCAGGCAAGGCGCAGCTGGCCGGCCAGGCGCCGGCGGCACCGGCGCCGCGCGACGCGCTCGACGATGTGGCCGATGAAGCCCTGGCCGACTGGCGGCCGCTGCTGCAGCCGCTGGTCGACCCGCTGCTCGCCGAACTGGACAACGCTGTTGCGGCCGGCGAAAGCCTTGCCGCCTTCCGCGCCCGCCTGCCCGAGCTGGTGGAGCGCATGGACAGCCGGCCGCTGGGCGAGCGCCTGGCGCGCGCGGCCTTCACGGCCCGCCTGGCAGGCGAGGCTGATCTCGACCTGGCTGGCAACGAGGAGTGAGCTATGAAACCTGCCATCGGACGCATCGTCATCTTCCGCGGCCTGGAAGCCAACGGCTCGATGGAGCACCCGGCCATCATCACGCGGTGCTGGAGCGACCGCGACACGAAGGAGTGCGCGGTGATGGTGAACCTGACCGTCCTGCCCGACACGCAGCCGCCGTTCGTCTGCAGCAGCGTGCAGCTCTTCGACACGCGGGACGAGGCGCTGGTCTACGCCGGCGGCCGGCTCGGCCACTTCGTGGCGCACTGGCCCGCACGGTTGCTTCCACCAGGCGACGCGCGATGAATCCGCTGACCTTCGTTGCCGCCTTCGCGCTGGCGTTGCTACTGCTCGGCGGCGCGTCGTGCCATGTCGACGTGCGCAGTACTCCGTCGAATTCTCGTACCTGCATCGAACGAAGCCGCTACCCGTTGATGGACAAGAAGTACCGGTGCACCGAAGCTGAGTTCGCTGCGCAGCAGACCCAACTCCCGCTTCACTGAAGCATGCCCACTCCCATCCCGCCCGGCATGCGCCTCGGCACCGCCGAGCCGCGCGACGCGATCGCCGCCTTCCAGCAGCGCCAGCTGCTCGAGCCCAGCTTCCGCTGGCAGGATGTGTGGCAGGACGAGCACGCGCGTGCTTTTGCGGTGGCCGGTGTTCAGCGGCTCGACGTGCTGGAGGCCTTCCGCGAGGAGCTGGAGACCTCGCTCACCGAGGGCCGCAGCCTGGCCGACTTCCGCAGCCGCATGCGCAGCCGCCTGGCGGAGAGGGGCTGGCTCGGCGACGTCGACATCACCGACCCCGCGACGGGCGCCACGCGCACCGTCAACTTCGATGACCGGCGCCTGCGCACGATCTTCGACGTGAACATGCGCCAGAGCCACGCCGCCGGCCGATGGGCGCGCGTGCAGCGCACGAAAGAGCGTTTCCCGATGCTGATGTACCGCACGATGCGCGACGAGCGTGTGCGTGCCTCGCACCGGCCCTGGGACGGCCTGGCGCTGCCTGTCGATCACCCCTTCTGGGCGCAGCATTACCCGCCGAACGGCTGGCGCTGCCGCTGCACGGCCTTCGCCGTCGACGAGCGCGACATCGAGCGCCGCCGCGCCGCCGGCGAGGACATCAAGACCGAGGCGCCGCCGGAGCAGACCATCACCTACGTCAACCCGCGCACAGGCGAGATCGAGTCTGTCCCGCGCGGCGTGGACCCGGGCTTTGCCTACAACCCCGGCCAGGCGCGCGACGCCGAGCTCTACGAGGTGATGCTGCGCAAGACCCTGAAGGCGTCGCCCCTGGAGGGAGCCGTCACCGTGGCCCAGGCGACCATCGACCACGGCGCGCTGGTCGCGCAGGCGACGGCCGACTTCGGGCGCTGGGTGGACGACGTGCTGGCCGCCAAGCGCGCGAGCGGTGCGGTGCGCTACGTCGGGGTGGTGAACCCGGCGGCCGTGCGCGCGCTGCAGCTGCGCGAGCTGGAGCCGGCCACCGCGGCGATCGCCGTGCGCGACCGCGATGTGATCCATGCGCTGCGGGCAGCGAAGGGCTCTGACGTCTCGATCCCCGTGGCGGTGTATCGGCGTCTGCCCGAGCTGCTGGCTCGCGCATCGGCCATGCTGCTGGAGGCCGGCGACAAGGCCGCGCTCCTCTACGTGGTGGACCTGGTGCGTGAAGATGGCAGCGTTGCCAAGCTCGTGCTGCAGCTCGACCAGCGCGTGAAGCTCGATCGCACGGAAGTGCCGCTGAACCTGGTGCGAACCGCCACGGTGATGGACCCGCAGGCGCTGCAGGACCGCGTGCGCTACGAGCTGGCGTGGGGGCGCCTGTGAAGGCGAATTGCTGTCCGGCGGGTGCGCTACACCCCGCATACGATGAGTGCGTGCACGAAGTGCAGAGGCGTCCTCACCCGTCCTCGTTACGTCTTTCCGGGACTCCACGGACAGCGCCTCGAGTGTAGAGCATGGCCGACTTTCTGAGCATCGAAGCGCAGGGGTCGCGCGAGCTGCGCGAGTACCTGCTCGACGCTGTGCGCCGGCTCGAGAGCCCGCGTGTGCTGTTGCAGACCATCGGTGCGCGGCTGGAGTCCAGCATCCAGCGCCGCTTCGACACCAAGACCGATCCCGAGGGCAAGCCCTGGGCGCCGCTGGCCGCCAGCACGCGCGAGCAGTACGACCGCGCCGACACCAGCAAGCGCGGCCCGCGCCGCGGCGAGGTGGCCCGCCGCGGCACGCTGCTGGAGCGCACGCGGCAGATGCGCCAGTCGCTGACCAGCACCGTGGGCGACGACCAGGTCGAGGTGGGCATGACGCGCGTGACGGACGACGGCAAGTGGCAGGTGCCGCTGCTGCACGAGTTCGGTACCGACCGCGGTCTGCCACGGCGCGGCATCTTCTTCGCCGATCCCGAAGCAGGCACACTCGGCGCGCAGGACGACGCGGACATCCAGGCCGACGTGCTGGACTTTCTGGACGACGTGTTCGGCGCCTGAGGCGCGCCGCCGCGCAATCCGTTAAACCGCTTTAGCTGTCCCGCGCGGGCGTGCGTCGCCACAGTGCGGGGCATGCACCGACGCCTCCTCGCACTGCTCGCCGCCGCGCTGCCGCTGGTTGCCAACGGCCAGGCGCAGCTGCTGCCCTTTGGCGAGTTCGCCGGCCGCGATGGCCGGCCCGGGCCCGGCAAGGCATGGCGGATCACCAACGAGCAGGGCCGGCGCGTCGCCGCCGAGCTCAACGCGGTGACGGCGCAGACGCCGGTCGTCATCGACTACGACCACCAGACGTTCCACGCACCGGCCAACGGCCAGCCCGCGCCGGCGGCCGGGTGGATCAAGTCGGTCGAGTGGCGCGACGGCCTGGGCCTGTTCGCGCAGGTCGAGTGGACGCCGCGCGCCAAGGGCCTGATCGAGGCGAAGGAGTTCGCCTACATCAGCCCCGTCATCGCCTACGACCAGGACGGCCAGGTGCTCAGCGTGATTAACGCCGCGCTGTTGAACCACCCCAACCTCATCGGCATGGACGCCGTCGTGGCGCAGCTCGGCGCCTTCGCTTCCCGCCATCCCTTCACCACCCACCACCAGGAGAGCCGCGACATGGACCGCGAACAGCTCATCGCCGCCCTCGGCCTTGCCGCCGGCGCCACCGACCAGGACATCACCGCGGCCATCGCCGCGCTGCGTGCGCGGCCGGCCATCCCGACCGCGCTGTGCAGCGCGCTCGGCGTTCCGGCCACCGCCGACGAGGCGGCCGGCGTGGCCGCGCTGGCGGCGTTGCGCGCCGGTGGCGATGCCACCACGCTGCAGACCATCTCTGCGCTGCAGACGCAGGTGGCCACGCTCAGCGGACAGATCAACGACCGCGAGGTCACCGAGCTGGTGGACCGCGCGATCACCGAACACAAGCTGCTGCCGGCCCAGCGCGACTGGGCCGTCGGCCTGGGCAAGGCCAACCGGGCGCAGCTGAGCGCCTACCTGGCCACCGCGGTGGCCATCCCCGGCCTCGGCGGCCAGACCAACAACAAGGGCGCCGACGGCGACAAGACCGCGCTGCTCGCCGCCGAGGCCGACGTGTGTGCCCGCATGGGCATCACGGCCGAGGCCTACAAGGCCGCCGCGCCCAAGGCCTGACGCGCCGCCGCCCTTCGCCCCTGCAACACACCGGAGAGCCACATGGCCGCGACCACCCAAGACCGCCAGACCCAGCGCCGCAGTGCCGATGACTTCGAGTTCCCGATGCTCGGCGCCACGGTCATCCCGACCGGCGTCATCGTCGCCCTCAACGCCAGCGGCCTCGCGGTCAACGGCGCCACCTCCGCCGCGCTGAAGGCCGCGGGCGTCAGCAAGGCGCGCGCGGACAACGGCGCCGGTGCGGACGGCGCGATCAACGTCCAGGTGACCCGCGGCTGCTTCCGCTTCGGCAACAGCGCCGCGGCGGACCAGATCACCCTCGCCGACATCGGCGCCGACTGCTACATCGTCGACAACCAGACCGTCGCGCGCACCAGCAACAGCGCGGCGCGCAGCGTGGCCGGCAAGGTCCGCGATGTCGACACGCAGGGCGTGTGGGTCCAGTTCTGACCCGCCGCGCCGCCCCCGTCGCCCCCCTTACACCGACACCAAGGAGCCATTCACATGGACATCGCCAACCGCGGCAACCTCGCGATCCTGACGCAGGCGTTCAACGCCGCCTTCCAGCAGGGCCTGCAGGGCGTGCAGCCCACCTGGAGCCAGATCGCCACGCTGGTCAACAGCACCACGGCCGAGGAAAAGTACGCCTGGCTCGGCGAAACCTTCGCGATCCGCGAGTGGCTCGGCGATCGCCGCATCCAGGCGCTGAAGCAGCACGACTACGCGATCAAGAACAAGAAGTACGAGGGCACGGTCGGCGTGCCGGTGGACACGATTTCCGATGACCAATACGGCGTCTACGCGCCGCGCTTCGGGATGATGGGCGACGAGGTCGCGCGCTTCCCGGACCGCCTGGTCTACGCACTGCTGGCGCTCGGCTTCTCGACCACCTGCTACGACGGCCAGTACTTCTTCGACACCGACCACCCGGTGGGCCAGCAGGGCGCCGAGGTGAGCGTGTCCAACTTCCAGGGCGGTGCGGGCCGCGCGTGGTACCTGCTCGACACCTCGCGCTTCATCAAGCCGATGCTCTACCAGCGACGCAAGGATTTCCGGATGGTCATGAAGGACCAGCCGACCGACGACAACGTGTTCGAGCGCGACGAGCTGGTCTATGGCGTGGACGGTCGCATGAATGTGGGCTTCGCCCTGTGGCAGCTGGCCTATGCGTCCAAGCAGACGCTCGACGCGACGAACTTCGAGGCCGCTCGCGCCGCGATGATGTCGGTGCAGAAGGACAACGGCCAGCCCATCGGCGTGCGCCCGAACATCCTGCTGGTCAGCCCGCCGGACGAAGGCCCGGCGCGCCGCATCGCCGAGGCCGAGTTCCTGGCCAGCGGCGCGAGCAACGTGAACAAGGGCCTGGTCAAGGTGATGGTCAGCGAGTACCTGAGCTGAGCCTCGGCGCCTTCCTGAGCCGACCCACCCACACCCACTGAGCACTGGAGCGCCACATGGCCACCGCCAAGACCAAGCCCACCACCGCCGGCCCGGCCACCAAGGGCCTCAAGGTCGTTTCCGCCATCGAAGGCTTCCGCCGCGGCGGCCGCGCTTTCGGCCGCGAGGCGACCGTCGTGCCGCTGAGCGAGCTGACGGCCGAGCAGCTCGAGGCCATCACGAGCGAGCCGAACCTGGCCGTCGTCGAGGTCGACATCGAGGCGCCGAAGGAATAACCCCCCGCGAGCGACGCCGCCCCACCCAGCGAGCCCTGTGCTCGCTGGGTGGTCGGGCCGGCAGCGGGGCGGCGCGAGCCGCCCTTCTTGTTCCAGCACCTGACCGCCGCCCACCACCACCATGCCCGCCGAGCCCTACGTGACGCCGCAGAGCCTCGTCGACGAGTTCGGCGAGACGGAGATGGTCGAGCTCACCGATCGCGGTGACCCGCCCACCGGTTCGGTGGATATGGCCGTGGCCCAGCGCGCCTGCGACCGCGCGATCGCGGAGATCGACGGCTTCCTGCGCGCCCGCTACAAGCTGCCGCTGAGCAGCGTGCCCAAGCTGCTGCCCTTCCTGGCGCACGACCTGGCGCGCTTCTACCTGCACGACGTGGAGCCGCCCACGCACGTGCAGAAGCGATACGACGTGGCTCTGTCCACGCTGCGCGCCATCCAGGCCGGCAAGCAGCCGCTGGGCGTGGACGAGAGCGGCGCCGATGTGGCCGACGCGCCGTCCGACCTGGCGGAGATCTCGCCGGGGCAGAAGGTCTTTGCGCGAGGCAACTGGTGAGCGCCTGGACCGAGGACGCCTTCTTCGTCGGCCGCCGCATGGTCGAGCGGTTGAGGGCCGAGGTGCCCGCGCTGCGCGACGTGGAGCTGATCGACGAGATCGACAACAAGGACGCCAGGCCCAAGCAGTTCCCGGCCGGCATCGTGCTGCTGGACACGATGCAGCCCGCCACGGCCGTGCGGCCCGCGCAGCCGGTGATGCAGATGGAGCAGCGCTGGCTGCTGCTGATCGCCGTGAAGACCGTGCGTGCCGAGCCCGACCGCAACGCGCGCGCCGCCGGCCTGCTGATCCCTGCCTGCATCCGCGCGCTGCAGGGCTGGACGCCCACCGGCATCAACCGTCCCCTGACCTGGGCGCCTTCGCCCAGGCCCGACTACGGCAAAGACATGAGCCTGTACGCGCTCATGTGGCGAGCCGAGTTTTCCACCGCTGACTGACCCCCCACTCCCCAGGAGAAACCACCATGCCGTTCACCAACAAGGCCTACATCGGTGTGGCCAAAGTCCACGCCCGACTCTTCGGCTCCACCGGCGCCTTCCGTCCGATCGGCAACGTCGACGGCCTGAACCTGCAGCACGAGCTCGATATCAAGCAACAGCGTGACTTCCAGCGCCTGGGCGGCGGCACGCTGTTCAAGCTGGAACGGATCCAGAGCGTGAACTCCCAGCAGAACTGGCTCGACTTCAACGCGGAGAACTTCGCGTTGGCCGTGACCGGCGATGCGACGGAGGTCGTGGGCGCGACCATCACCGACGAGGTGATCAAGGGCTACGTGGACGCCACGATGCCCCTGGCGCACCCCCCGAGTGCCATCACGACCGTGATGAACGCCGCCGAGACGGTGACCTATGAAGCCGGCGACGACTACGAGATGTCGGCCTCCGGCCTGTACTTCCCGCCGGGCAGCTCCGTCGTCGACGGTGCGGACCTGCATGTGACGTACACGCACGGCGCCTACACCAACATCGAGGCGGCCACGCGGACCAGCACCATCCTCGAAATGCTGTACGAAGGTCTCAACGAGGCCGACAGCGGCAAGGCCGTGATCGTGAACCTGTGGAAGGTGTCGATGCCGTCGGCGGCCGAGATCGCTCTCATCAGCGAGGACTTCGGCGCCTTCCAGTTCCCGGCCGAACTGCTGAAGGACACCACCAAGGGCGTGGGCGAGTCGGCCTTCTACCGCGTGCGCATGGTCGCCTGACCACCAGCGCCGGCCTCCTGCGCGAGCACTGACCCGTGGCGACCAAGGAGGTCGGCGTCCGCATCAAGGTCGGTGCGGACGGCCTGCAGAACGTCGGCCAGCTCACGCGCGAGCTGGAGCAGGCCGGCGTTGCCACCGAGCGCTTCGACCAGGAGGCGCAGCAGCTCAGTGACGAGCTGGCGCGGCTGGGCCGCGAGCAGCAGCTCATCGACGCCTTCCGGCAGCAGAAGAAGGCGCTCGACGATCTGCAGACCTCCGCCGAGGCGGCAGGCATCACGGCGCAGAGCCTGGCGCGCGACATCGCCGCGACGGCCGAGCCGACGCGCCAGCAGGTGCGCGAGTTCGAGCGGGCGCGCAAGGCCGCGCGCGAGGCCGACGAAGCCTACGACGCAGGCCGCCGCGGCCTGCAGGCGCTGCGCGAGCAGCTCGGCGCCGCCGG